ATCTTCATCCCATAGACATCCGTTCTCGTGGAGATATTTGAGACAGTCTAGATGACCGTTTTTAGCCGCATTACTAGCACATGTATCTTCATCCCACGGACAGCCGTTCTCGCGGAGATATTTTAGACAATCTAGATGACCGTTTGCAGCTGCATTAGTGCATGTATCTTCATCCCACAGGCAACCTTTATTGTGGAGATATTTCAGCCAGTCTAGACGACCATATTTAGCTGCAAACATACATATATATTTACTCCATTTATAAACTCTATTATGGAGAGATTTCAGACATTTTAGATCACCTTTTATAGCTGCACTATTCATTGTAACTTGTATTTATTCTAGTCTATTCTCATAAAAAGCAAAAAATCAATTTTTAATAACATTGCGAATTGTACACAAAGGTTTCCCTTTGGGGACTTATGTTATTGTGAACCGCCAATTATGGTTGATTAGGTAGCCACTTCGCGGCCGGCGCCTTCGGCGCTAGCCACAAAGTGGCCGGCCCCTACGGGCTATATTGATTAAACGTCATATATTTTTTCTATTTTAGGAAAAATTGTATTTCTTATTAATTTTAGATTAAGAATACAGGATTTACTTTACTACGACAATACGGGCAAGTTAAATCTGGATGTAGATATTCATCCCACGGACAACCGTTCTCATGAGCATAGTTAAGACAATCTAGATGACCGTTTTCGACTGCAACCTTACATGTATCTTCATCCCATGGACATCCATTCTCGTGGAGATATTTGAGACAGTCTAGATTATCGTTTTCGGCTGCAACCTTACATGTATTTTCATCCCATGGACATTCGTTCTCGTGGAGATATTTCAGACACTCTAGACGACCATATTTAGCTGCATTACTACATGTATTTTCATCCCATGGACATCCGTTCTCATGGAGATATTTCAGACACTCTAGACGACCATATTTAGCTGCAACCATACATATTGACGCATTCAGTGGGCAACCGTTCTCATGGAGATATTTCAGACACTCTAGATGTCCGCTTGCAGCTGCATTACTACAAGCCAATTCATCCCACGGACAGCCGTTCTCGTGGAGATATTTGAGACAATCTAGATGACCGTTTTTAGCTGCAACCTTATATGTATTTTCATCACATGGAAAATTGTTTTCATGGAGATATTTCAGACACTCTAGATGGCCTTTAGTAACGACAAACATACATATATATTTGTCCCACGGACATCCGTTCTCATGAAGATATTTAAGACATTCTAGATGCCCTCTATAAGCAGCAAGTCTAAATGTTAATTCATCCCATGGACATCCGTTCTCATGGAGATATTTCAGACAGTCTAGATGGCCGTTTTCAGCAGCAGAAGTACAGATGTGCGTCTTGCAAACATATACCTGTGGAAACAGATCAGATCCAGATTTACACTTTTGACATATTTTGTTGAAATTATCCATTCTTTTTATTTATACATTTTCTCTTTAACTAGATAGTACAATTTAAATAGTCTACGGCAAAGTGTTTTAGTAAATTATTCCGGTATTGTTCAAGTGCAGGTCCGTTTTTTCCAAAAATAGAACCCAGCCCAGTTTTCATTAAAAATTTGTCGTATTCTCCAGATAACCATGAACCTTTTTCCACAAAAGGAGATTCTTTTGGTATATTATAATTCTGAAACATGTTTAAAATAAAATTTCTTTGAACGTTGTTCTGAGGAAAGCCTCTGCTTTTCCAATATTCGTTTCTTTTTGGATTAATAGAATGTAAAACTCTTTCTGAGTGGTACTTTGATGTCTGTTCAAACGCTTCTTCCGGAGAAATTTTGTTGATAAAGCATAAAAGCGCACATACCAGCAAACTGGATCTTCCGTGACCACCTTTACAGTGAATATATATTTTTTTATTATCAATAATCTCGGCGAGCCAGACAACCAAACCAAAAAAGACTAGAAAATTTTCTGGAACACATCTGTCAGGAATTGTAAATTGTAATACTGAGCGGGATGTTTGATATGGTTGAATTTTTTTTTCATAATGAGAAGTTAAATCTATAATTATATCCACGCCCCATGACTCTAATACTTCTATTTGATTTTGAGTTGGGAATGCACCAAACAGAGCTGTGTCGTTAATAAAGAACGATGAAGTATTTGTAATATATACCATTTTCTTGGATAGTTTAAATTAAAACTCATATATTTTATTTTATCGTGTAGATCTTTTCTAATATGATAAATGTAAAACACGTATTTATTTTTCTATTTTTTTACCTAGAAAAATTCAACTTATTTAAAATGTCGTCTGTAGTTTTTACTCTTAATACTCCTTCTGTTCAAACTTTTACAAACCCTATGTTTGTACCAGTTCTTTGCTCTGACCAAGCCTGTAATAATGTTGTTTATGCAAGCAACGATCCTAAACTGTGTAGCGCAGGACACTCTGGTCAAAGAATCGTTTTAGATAAACCACCAGCCAACGGAGACTTGTTTACTGTCGACGGTTTAAACCCCTCGATCGAATGTTCTAATCTCTCTTCAACGGGATACAAAGACAGCTCGTATATAAATCTGCGAGACGGATCAATACAATACTATTATGATGTTGATCTGGCTACACCGTTTACACCCTATCTTTTTGATTCAAAACATAGAATAATTAAAGAAACATATACCGATCCCATGGGAATTTGCAAACCCCATTACTTTTTTGTGGAGACACAAAAAGCCGACACACCGGAGTCGTGTCTTGGATGCCCCACCTGGTTAAGAGATAGCCAGTTTCATAGAGAAGACATGTTAAGCAGGCAGCTTGCAAAGATAAATCAGAACAGTTATCAAGTAAATTTGCACATGTCCGGCTGTAACTCTTCAGTATAATACGTGTTAATAATTGACTACAAATTTTGTTAAAGCAAACCGTTGTGACTTTCAAAACACGATTCGTTTACTGTGTTTTTGTAAACACTATTGATAATTGGACAATTATCAATTATTAGGTTTATTGTTCAAAAGTTCAAAATTGTCAAACTTTTGAAAAACCAACAGCTGTGTTTTTTAGAAAACCAACAGCTTTATCAAATGCCGGGCCGGCAAGACAAGAATACCCAAGAGCTGTGTTTGTTGGAAAACCAACATCTGTTGGGTATCCTTCTCTTGCCGGTTCGGCAAGACAAGAATACCCAACAGCTGTGTTTGTTGGAAAACCAACATCTGTTGGGTATCCTTCTCTTGCCGGTTCGGGAAGACAAGAATACCCAACAGCTGTGTTTGTTGGAAAACCAACAGCTGAATTAGGTTCAAAGTTATTTGTAAGCAGAACAGGAGCAGGAGCAGGAGCAAAAAGACCAGGATTCGTGCCTCCTTGTGGGAAATACGCGTCTGTTACGTTAAAACCGGTAGCAGTTGACGGGCCAAACAGGTTTCCTGCCATATTATATAACCACCAGCTGTATAGATGAACAAGACCAACACCAACTATTCCACTAACAGCGGTCCAATTTATATATGGCATTCGTCTTTTTAACTCTTCAACTTGTGCTTTTTGTTCGTTCTCGTCGCCAAGCAAAAGTAAACCGTTTGAGTAGAAAGAATGATTTTCAACGGTTATACGTGTTCCATCGTCTCCATACAACGGGTTTTCTTTCAGATATTTGTCTATTTTTAATTTAATCAGGTCTCTGTTTGCAATAACTTTTTTTGATGTTTGAAATTTGTCGTACAAAAGATCCAGAAGATTTTGCAAACTCGACAAATCTGACTTTAACGATTGGGAAACGTTGCTTATTTCAACACTGGGGGAGGGTGTCTCGTAAAGACACGACTTGTTTCTGCCAACTTCAAGTGGATCTGCAAACTCCTGGGGCGAGGTGTATACGCTAGACGTTGACCTATTGGACACCTGGGGCGAGGTGTATACGCTAGATGTTGACCTGGTGGACATTGGGGGTGAGGCAGATGCTATACTTTTAATTTTTAAAGGAGTTCTTGTAAAAGATGTTGGGACTGTTTCTATGATTTGTTGAGTTTGTACAAATCCGTAGTACAAATTATCCATAAGATTTTGAAAACTCAACAAATCTAACGGTTTGTTTCTGGTCATTTCAAGTGGACCTGCAAGATCAGCTACTTGCCTAGATGTCAAGTTGATAGGCGGTGACCTAATGGACACCTGGGGCGAGGCGTATACGCTAGGCGGTGACCTTTTGGCGATTGGGGTTGTTTTTATGATTTGGGCGAGAGCCGCGGAGCGGGCTCGGCTTTGATTTAAAACATTAGGAACAGTCTTCGGCAAAGGTGAAGTCTGACATCCTGAAGTAGTAGCCCCGCAGGGGCCGGCCACTTCGTGGCTATTAGTAGAAGGAAAAGAGGAACAAGATGGCAAAGGTGAAGTCTGACATCCTGAAGTAGTATAAGAAACAGAGGACACACGATCGTCGGGTTGTCGAGTTCTAAAAGGTGTTATTATTTTGTCACCAAGATCCATCGGCGGAGGTAAGGCTTTTGATACAGCAATAGAAGGTGAAGAAGGCGTGGTGGGGTTGGGAGTTATAATAAGATTGCCGGCCGTTGCGCGGCTAGCCGTTTTGGAGGCGCCGCCGGCATAAGAAGGAATTTCACAAGCATTATTGTAACTTGATGGTTTGTAGTTCAAATAAGGGAGCCTGAAAAGAGCGTTTCGTATGGATTCTGCGGGCATTTTATTGATATTTGCGATGTTATATTTTTTTGCTATCATCATCAGCCCTCTCTTGTCCAAAAAATTTAAAATTTCTTTTCGTTGCGCTGGAGTTTGCGCAAATTCAAAATTGTCTATTAGTGACACGCCGGTGTTTCCATTTTTAAAAATTTGCTCTCGTAGCTGTGCAGAATTGAGGGAGGAGTAGCCATATATATTAAATTTTTGCGCCAATATGAGCAAATCTTCTTTTGAAAGGCTGTTTAAAAGTTTTTTCTTGGATTCTGTATTTGTAGCATTTATAAAAGATTTTACAATTCTTTTTTCTCTTTCGGAAAAAAATTGCACATTCTTAGGAATGTTGCACGTCGAAGATATAGGTGCCACAACTGGTGTTGGCGGGATTTTGTATACTAGATAGTTGACAATTTCTTCTCGATTTTTGTTTGGAACATCATAATGTTCTGCTAAAATAAGTAAAGATTGTTTATCTAAGGTGTTGAGATAATCTTTTCTAGTAGAAATTGTTTGAGCATTCCTAAAACCACTGATTATTTTTTGAGTTAATGAAACTCTATCTGTTTTAATTGATGTTTCATTAGGAGGTGGAATGTTATATAGAAGTTTTTTGATGATGTTTTCTCGTGTTTGAGTTTTATAATCTGGAATTTTGAAATATGTTGCCAGAACAAACAGTTGTTGTTTGTTTAGTTTTCTTAAGATGTCTCTTCGGTCTGCAATTGTACGAGCGTTTAAAAAACCTGCTAACACCGGAGGCACCGGCTGAGGGGTTTCCATATAACTATATGCTTGTGATGAAGCCGCATTCATAGTGGTTAATGGTGTTCTTCCGTTGCTAGACATCCGAATCAAAATTTGTCTCAGTTCTTCTATATTCATGTTTTTCGCATTTGGGACGTCAAAATGCGAAGATAACATATATATCGTATTGGCGTCTAACGTGTTTAAGATATCACGTCTTTTTTGCATGTCTGAGGTGTCGACAAGGGCTTGTATTCGAGATCGTTCTGTGTTTGATAAACAAGAGGGTTTCTGTGTTAAAACATTGTAATAAAATTCTTTTTTGGCACTGTTGCAACCTTCAGCTGGTAAATTGAAAGTTTTAATAACCTCGTCAATAAGTCGAGATTTTGGCGCTTTTTTGAGATCGTTAATAGAAAAACCACGCTGCTGTAAAAAAAGTACTAGTGCCGACTTGTTTAGATTTTCTAAAATTGTTTTTATGATCGTAGGGTTTTTTAAATCTAAGAACTCTTGCGTGCAATTTCTGTTCATTTTATATTCCTATACCTTTTTTTTCCAAATTAAGAACTACATGTGAAACAAACGCCGTTTTCAGAGTTACATACAAATGCAACATCGCTTAGTGTTTTCGCCGAAGGGGCTACCGCCAAAAGCGGCGGCCGCTGTACGGCTAGCCCCGTAGGGGCCGGCCCCGAAGGGGTTAAGGTTACTTTAACTGCGTTAACCGCAGGTTTCGTGCGCAAATAGTACATTCCGGTTTTAAGCCCCTGTTTCCAACTATACATATGAATTTTTGCCAGATAAGCAACAGACGGCGTGTCTATGAAAAGGTTCATAGACTGGCTCTGGTCTACAAAAAACTGTCTGTCTTTTGCCATTTGTATGATAGATTTTGGGGAAATCTCGAAAGCGGTTTTATACACTTGTTTTAATTCTTCTGGTATATCTAGTTTTTGCACAGAACCGTTATGTTCTATAAGTTTATTTTTAATATCCTCTGACCATAGATTTAGCTCCAACAAATCATTTACGAGATGTTTATTGATCACTACAAATTCTCCAGATAATAGGCGACGAGTATATATATTTGAAGAAAAAGGTTCAAACGCGTCGTTGTTACCCATAATTTGTGACGTTGAAGCGGTAGGCATAAGTGCGACAAACAGAGAATTTCTAACTCCGTGTTTCACAATTTTTTTTCTTAAACTTTCCCAATCCCAGCGTTTACTCAGAGTTGAATAAGAAAAATCGGATGACAGATCAAAATGAAACTTACCATGACTGAGAGGAGACCCCCTAAAAGATTCGTAGCACCCTTCTGTTTGGGCGATTCTATTTGATTCGCTCAGCGCTGAAAAATACAAAGTTTCCATAATTTTTTTATTTAATTTTCGTGCTTCTTCACTGTCAAAAGATATATTCAACATTGCAAACACGTCGGCAAGCCCCTGGACACCGATTCCCATTGGACGGTGTCTCAGATTTGAAAATTTTGCTTCTTCTATCGGATAGTACGTCTTGTCTATTATTTTGTTGATGTTTCTTACTATGGTTGATACTACCGATTCTAATAATTTATGGTTGAATTTTGTAACCACTCCGCGGCCGGTCTGACAGGGTATATTTTGAACAAATTTTGGTAAACACACAGACGCCAGATTACAAACTGCAATTTCTTTTTGATCAGTATACTGACATATTTCCGCACACAGGTTAGACGACTTAATTGTGCCCAGGTTTTTTTGGTTGCACGTTCTGTTAACCGTATCTTTGTACATCATATAAGGAGTTCCTGTTTCAATTTGCGTTTGAAGGATTTTTGTGAAAAGTGTTTGTGCGGAAATTGTGCTTCTGGCTCTATTCTCTTTTTCGTATTGTTCGTAAAGTACTTCAAACTCGTGTCCCGAGGTTTCGTATAATCCCGGACACTCGTTAGGACAAAACAGAGACCACATTTCATCACATTCTACTCTTTTCATGAACAGGTCCGGAACCCACAACGCATAAAATAAATCTCTGGTTCGTTGTTCTTCTGACCCTGTGTTTTTTTTTGCATCCAACACGTCTAATATGTCAGGGTGCCATGGTTCCAGATAAATTGCAATTGCACCTTTTCTTTTTCCTCCACCTTGATCGACGTATCGCGCTGTGCTGTTGAAAACTCGGAGCAACGGAATCAACCCGTTAGACTTACCGTTTGTTCCCATAATTGAGGACCTATCCGCGCGTATCTTGTGTATAGCCACGCCTATACCGCCGGCGTATTTTGATATTTGCGCACAGTCGCCCAGAGTCTTGTAAATCCCGATCAAACTATCATCGTTTATGTCTAACAAAAAACACGAAGCTAACTGTGCGTTGACTGTTCCTGCGTTGAAAAGAGTGGGTGTTGCGTGTGTGAAAAAACCTTTACTCAGCAAACAGTATGTGTTGTGTGCTGCTTCTAACCAGGTCCCGCCTTTGGCGGGACCATTTGCCGGGTCATAGTGAATCCCTATTGCTACGCGCATCAATAAATATTGTGGGCGTTCTACTATGTTGTCGTCTAATTTGTACAAATAAGAGTGTATTAGCGTTTTAAGACCAATGTAGGAATAATCAAAATCTCTGTCGTGATCAACCCACGAGTCTATATGTTCTGCGTTGGAGCTGACACAAATACAGAAATCTTCTGAAAAAAGATTGTACGTTTTTCCTGTATTAACGTTTCTGTAATCGCACACCTGTTTCACAAAACCAGAAAACGTGGGTCTGGTTTTATTATGCAAGTCGTACGCGCATATTTTAGAAGCGTACGTTATATAGTCCGGGTGTTTGGAGCCCAAGTTACTACACACGTTCGTAATGAGAGTTGTGAGAGTTGAAGCGTCAAAAAAAGATAGACATTCCACTTCTGCTTCCAAACACTTTTCCAAGTATTCTAAGTCTACACACAATGCTTTACCGTTGTAATTCTCGCTTAAAAACTTTATGGTTTGTATAAAACTATGAACATCTGATTTTGATTCAGTAGTCATTTTGATTATATATTCATAGTTATAAATTAAATTACTAACCATAAAAGTAAGGTTAGTAATTTATAAGTTATTACATCAATCTTTGTGCTGACATCCGGGAAATAAGTTGGGCTTGCGCTTGTGGAGTAAGACGACTCATCAGGCTGAGAAGAGGACTTTTGCTCCTGCTTGGGCTCTTTTTTCTGCGAGGGCTCTTAGACTTGCTCCTGCATTTTCGTTTTCTGGTGTAACAAATTCGTTCTCTACACCTTTTTGGGGAACGGGACTTAGACCTAGCTTTCGATTTCGCTTTGGGTGGCATCTTTTTACAAACAAAATATTTTTTTTTACAAATTTTTTCCGCTAGCGCTTTCGGCGCCGGCCGCAAAGCGGCTAGCCGCTTTGCGGTTACCAGTTGAAGCCGCTCTGAAGTTTCTTATAAGTGGTCTTGGATATACCTTTTAATATCCTGAAGTTTTACAGTATAAGGAACCACAATTAGTTTTATTCCGTTTTCGTGACATAATGTCGCTTTCATTTTATCTCTGTATTTTGTGTTGTAAAAGCTGTCTCGGGTTTTATGAAACACGGGAGTGTACTCGTAGTGCTGAATGCCGTTATACTCTATTGCAAGTTTGAGCTCGTCGTTGTAACAGTCTAGTTCGAGGTTTTTTCCAGTAATTTCGTTTTTCAAAAAATCTGGTCTATGTTTGATAAAAGGTTTTTGAGTTATTTCTTCAATAACTCGTTTGCATTCTTGTTCTCCTTTGCTCTGAATGCCGTTCGAATTTGCAGAAAAAGATCTGTTTTCCCAAGCCGCTTCGCGGCTTTCTGAGACAGACTTTTTAGGAGCAAAAGGAAGTTCAAACAACGCTTTTATGGTTTCGTCGTAATTGGTGTATGATCCTTTTTGTCGTGTTAAGAAATTGAAAAGGGCAAACATCAACAGAAAAAATACACAAAAAAGAATTATTTGTCTAGTATATTTATCTATGGTTTTTGTAAACCATTCTTGCATTCTGTTTTTTTTTGTAAAATATAAAAATCTAAATTTTTAATATTAAGATCTTTATCATATGGACTCTCTAGTGCTTTTTTGCACGCATCTTCTCCTTCCGCAAATTGTTGTACATAATAAGCACTGATTGATAATTCTTGCCATCTATCATGATTGTAAGTTTTATCACGAGACCACAAAAGCGTCTGTTCTGGGATCTGTAAAGCGCACGCCATTTTTGAAAATGCAAAAGCCAGTTGAAACTCTCTTTTATTTCTAAAAAACTTTGCAAGCTCAACCAGTGGCTCCGCTCTGTTCAAAAAATCGTAAGCCTTTAAAAACCAACAAACACCAGCATATCCTTGTTTTAAATATCCACACTTCATCATACTAAGAAACTTTTCTTCAAAAAATCCTGCAGAGTTTTGAGCCCTCATTTTATAGTACTTGTACGCGGATGTTTTATTTTCTAAACATTCATAAGTCTGAGCCATATAATATTGAGTTCTAGAATCGTTAGGTTTGTTTTGTAAAACTTTGGTTAATACAACAGCGTCGTTTTCCCATCTATTTCGAGTTTTTCCATCGTTGTCTGCAACTCTGTCCTGGTAAATTTCCATTTTGTCTATTATTTTATGAGTGTTACAATCACCAGGTTCTTTAATATATTCGTGAACTGGTTCAACATATATAAAACCTCTGTTTGGTTTTACTATTTTGATATTAAAATAACACAAATCATTTCGGCCATTACCAACAAACCACCTCTGTTTAACCATAAAAGCGTCTGGTGTATTATATTTTTGAATGAATGTGTTTTGCACTATATCGATGCTTTTATTTTTTTGTTTTTTTTTCCGCCAAAGGTTGAGACTGCTTTGCGATTTCCTCTGTTTGATTTTAAAACAAACGTGTTTGTTGCCTTCAAACTGGCTAACGCTTTCTGCGCCGGCCGCTGTACGGCTGTCTTTCTCCGCCGAAAGCACGCGTGGCGTGGCGTCTACGACGGCGTCTTTGACGGGAGTGTCTGTGGTGTTTTGGTTGATGTCTAGAGCAACTATTTCGTCTCTAAGAATATCTGGAAGCGGACTAACCCCTCTGTACTCGTCGTTACTGTCTAGTAATAACACATAATCAAATACACGTGTATTTTTTTCGCGTTTTTTATTATTTATTTCGTTTATGAAATCTAAAAGCTTGTTTCGCGATGTGGAGAAATCTTCAAACTGTCCTGTCAAAAGAAAAAATTTTATATTATTTTCGTTGCAAAAATCTTCAACCACAGACACCGTTTTATCCTCCGACCCAGTGTCATACAAAGCAACTGCGGAAACGCTAGTTTTTATACTGTTTAGAGATACAAGTATTCGTTTTTCTTCATTCTTGACCATTAAAGCTGCAATAATATTAATCATTTTTTTATTTGTCTTAGATATTTAAGTTAAAAAGACGTTTACTACGCGAGTGTTATAGATTTTTTGTGATTTTGGGATTTTTTATTAAAAAAGCCAATGATTGAACTATAGTGTCGCAAACATCGTCGTGTTTGATAAGCAGTTGTGTTTTTTTCAAAACGTCATCTGATATGATTGCTGTAATAGCGTGTGCCTTTGCCAAATCTACAATTTTTTTTGTCAAAACTAAATTTGCAACCCATTTTTTGCGTTGATTTTTATTAAGATCTTCCGCTGTAAACATTTTAGTTTTCAGAGTAGAAGACACGCTTACTATTTGCGGGTGTGGTCCTGACTTTTCTCCTGTTACATATTTTGTGTGTAAATAGGACCAGACGTGCTGTGATATTCTCTGAGCTCTAATGTTGGACCGTATCTGTTGTTCTATCAAAATAAACTCGCATGCACATATTTTATCATCATATGTTTGTAGAAGATTGCTTATTTTACAACATGACTCAACTATGGTTTGTTTTTGTTTTTCAATGATATTGTATAGGTTTACATCTTCTACTTCAAAAACAGGTGTGTTTTCTTCTTTAGTAAATTTTATAAAAGAAAACGCAAAATTTTTTTCTCCGATGTCGAAGCTTATGATATGCATTTTTATTTTGATATGTTTCTTGAACCAATATATCAAAATATTCACCGCGGCGATGCGACAATCTTTTATTTTATAATTTTGTTTAAATAGAACAGAACTCGTAAAAAATTTGATTACTTTTTTCTTTATTTTCTAATTTTTTATTTTAAATTAGACAGAGTTCAAAATTTTAGTGGCAAACGACGCTGGATATAATTACGTAATTCTTTGAGAGAAGATGAAAATAAATATCTCTGCGGAGTCAAAGCTTGGAAAATGACAAAAGATCAAGTCCAACACGCAGACACCTTGTTACACATTATAAAGACTATCGCTAAGACGGTTGGATTATGGTTGATTTTTCAATGAAGATGACTGTTAAAAGCGGAAAATCGAAAAGAAAACCAAAAAAGACAACATCATATTAAATATAAGATAATACTGGTTCATTTCCCAAATATGAAGGGTCTGTCTGAATCCATTTAGTATTATACATGTTGTTTTTTAAACTTTTTGTATAACATCTTTGCATTTGTTGTGTGGCGCCCCTATAGCAATGATTTGGTTTTTTTTCTTCCTCGGTGTGATCATCACATCTTGTATTTTGTGGTGGTGTTCTGGGATAAAACCCAGCTTCTCTTTCGGCAATAATAGGAAAACAAGAAGTATATTCTCCTCGAAACCAGTTTGTATATGGAAAAAAGGCTCTGTCTGGTTCAAGTACTATATTTGTTTGATAAAACCGAAAAGGAGTGCTGCTGTTTTCAAAAGCAGTAGAATATTCCATTAAATGTTTATTTGAATACATTTTTTATTTACAATATTTGAATTTAAGAAATTTTTAATAAATAAACACTTATATAATAACCTTTATGTATAGGTGTTAAAACAAAAAATCCAAAAAAACAAAAAACATAAAAACTAACCATGATTAAAAAAATTTTATATATTACTGATCTACATATCAAAATTAAAAATTTAAAAGAAATAGATGTACTCATACAAACTATTAAAACGTATAAAAACGTGTCTTTAGTTGTTATAGGAGGAGATGTTCTTAACAAAAAAGACATAAACGAAACATGTTTCTACAAGGCCCGAGAACTTATTAGAGTGTGCTCAAAAGTTGCTATGACATACGTTTTGGTTGGTAACCATGATTATATTGACAATAATCAATTTTTGACAAATAATCATTGGATGAACCATATCAAAAACTGGTCAAATGTTGTCATAGTAGACACAGTAATAACTGTTATGTACGGGTTTCAAATAACTTTTGTTCCGTATGTTCCAACGGGTAGACTGGTTGAAGCACTGGATAGTTTTAACAAAGAGGCTAAAACATCTTGGAAAGAATCGCGTCTTGTTTTCGCACACCAAGAGATAAAAGGTTGCATTTTAGGAAAATCAATTTCTGATAAAGGAGACAACTGGGATCCGTCGTATCCAACACTAATAAGCGGGCATATACACGATCAACAATTAGTTAACAGAAATGTCGTTTATCCAGGGTCTACAATAAATCAAGGACCTCAAAACAACCAACAAAAGGTATTGTTTATCGATACATTTTTTACAAACGGAGTGTTTAACTATAATATGAAGTGGTCTTATTTTAAAACAAATATAAAAGAAGAAGTTTTTACAAAAACGTTTGATGATTTGTACGATATCTATAAAAGAAAAAATTTAACAAACACTATATTAATAATAAAAGAGAGTGACACTTCTAAAATATCAAAAATTAAAAACTCTCAAATTTACAAACGCTTAAACAAACGCGTATATTTTATTGAGTTTAGATATTAAACTATTAATCTTACAATAACATCTTTTAAAAATTTTAAAGTTTCCAAAACAATTGTTTTGGAAATAATTAATAAAATTATCGAAATCAAAATCTTTTTTTGATAGTGTAAAAACACAATGCCAACTTACTTAAACTCAAACAAATTTCCGCTCTCAAGATGCGGTGATTCTGGTGCGACATCTCAAATTCCTTGTCCTCTCATATATGAACACATCAAATCGTGTCCTGTTTGTCAACAAGCAGTCAAAAACACGTGTGCATCTTTGACACACAATGGAACAGTAACTTTGCAAGCAACAACGATAGATAAAAACACTCTCGTTTTGTATGGAATATTTCTTCTGTTTATTATCATTTTAATCGTTGTCATGTTCAAACACTGAATTACAACTGTTCAAAATTAGATGTTTATCAAAATCAAAACTAAAAAGTTTTGATTACGTTTTTTGTTTATCGATCTCTTGACAGATCAGCCACGAAGTGGCCAGCGCCGAAGGCGCTATACGTCCAACTTCTCATCGTCTATTTTTTTCATGAGTGTAATCAACGTGTTCTCATCTATTTCCGAATTTTCAATAGATATATTATTGTAACTGTACTGGACGTTTTTTTCTATCAAATCTTCTTTTATTCTGTTGTACAAGGTTTTCGAATTAGGGTGGCATGTCAAATCTAACAACACCTGTATATTATACAGAGCTTCTTGAGTTCGTAAAGATGTTTTTACTCTAGAATCTTGTGCTCTGATCGTGTAATACGTGTATTGTGGTTCTATTCCATTTCTTTTCTGTGTTCTCTTGATAAGAACAAACCGCTCTTGTTTATTTTTCTGTCTTGGAAGCGGAGCTCGATCTTTGACGGCGACTCCCAGTTTATGTTGGATAGTTTCAATCTGTATAGTTTGTTGACCAGTAGTATCTAAGAGTTCGTTGTTTTGATCTAAGAGTTCGTCTAATTTGGCATCAAACCGAATCTCCGTTTCTCTTGATCTCATGTCCATTTGTTTGATTAAAGCTGTTAACTCGTCTATCTTATCGTCTTTCAGAGCTATTGTCTGTTCTAGTTGAAACCGCCCCCGTTTTCTAATAGACGGCAGGATCTGCTCGTATACAAAGTCTTGAAATGTTTCTGCAAAAGATGTTCTGCTTTTCATAATTAGAGCATACAAACCTGGTTCATTTATGTATATTGCTTTACCGTCGTTATACGATAATTTAGAACTAGGAATTCCAATTATGGAGGTGAGCACCGAAACGGTGCTCACCTCATCAATGATTGTTTGAAGATCTTTTTTATGTTTAAGTTTCACATGGTCTTGTAAAGCTTTTCTAGCACTTTTATATTCCAGAATAGTACACACATCTATTCCACAAAAATACGGATCGTCAAACGTTCCCACGATCTTTATTTTTTGGCCTGGTTTATTTTGAAAGTCAAACTGGACACAGTTGTCTTGGAAGTTGATTAAAGACTGCATTGTAGATTTTATAATTTCATATGATTAATCATATGAAATTTCAATTTTTTTCAAAAAATGTTAATTCGTTTCTTTTTGAGACGCATTTTTGTATAATGTACGGTGATTTTGGTAGAGCTATCGTTTGTTCTAGTTGAAACCGTCCCCGTTTCCTAATAGACGACAGGATCTGCTCGTATACAAAGTCTTGAAATGTTTCTGCAAAAGATGTTCTAGCGCCGAAGGCGCCGGCCACTTCGTGGCTACTGTTCATAATTAACGAATATAAACCTGGTTCATTTATGTATACTGCTTTACCTGCATGATATGATGGTTCTATACTAGAAATTGCTGTTATGGAGTTGGCCCAACTCTTTAACGATTGTTTTGAGATCTTTTTTATATTTAGGTTTTACATGCTTCTGTAAAGCATCTTTAACATCTTTGTATTCCAGAAGCCACGAAGTGGCCGGCCCCTGCGGGGCTAGCACATACATCTTTTCCACAAAAGTACGGATCGTCAAACGTTCCTGCGCCGAAGGCGCCGGCCCCTACGGGGCTACGATCTTTATTTTTTGGCCTGGTTTAGTTTCAAAATCAAAAAATACATGGTTGTTCTCGAATTTGATTAGAGATTGCATCGTGTATTTTATTATTTCATATGATTAATCATATGAAATTTCAATTTTTAAAAATATAATCCATGTTTATCAAATTTGTTCGATCATAACTCTTAAAGTTTTTTAATTGCAAGTTGATATCCTTGATGGATTAATTCATATTGATTTTTATATTTTTCTAAAAATTTATTCATAACATTTTTAATTTGAATACCGTCGCCGCCGTTGTAATCATCCATCCACATTATTCCATTTTTTTCTAAAACTTTAAAAGAATTTTCCATATCTCTCCAAATAAAATCTGGTTCATGAGATCCGTCAATATATATAAAATTATATGTTTTTTTATTATTTTTAAAAAATACGTCTGATGTAATTTTATAAACTGTTATCTTTTTAAAATTTTTACAAATTGAGATATTAAAATCAAAATTTGTTTCTTCCATATTTTGTAAAAATTTACTATGATCATTATCATTAATAGTTAAAAACGGATCAACACATGTTAAAGTTGAATCTGGATTTTCAAGAAAATGATCGGCAAAAAAAACACTAGACAATCCTTCAAAACAACCAATTTCTAATATTTTATTTTCTTTAGATTTATCCAAAAATTTTTCTAAAATGTTTTTTATTTCACTATTTAGAAACCAGCGCTGTGAGTACTTGTATTCCATAATTTTTATATTATAAATTTATATATAAATACAAAAATATTTATAAAATTTTCAATATCAATTAAGATATATCTTTGAATGCATAAATTTTGATTTCTACAGAAATCAAAATTTTTACATGTCGCATAAAGGTGACTCTTGTAAATATATTCTAGAACTTTTGTATCCAAGAATTGTACATACATCTTTTTCTTTGATCTTATATATATAAACATTGTGTTTGTAAAAATGGAAAATATAACCCAATATTTATCAATTGAAAATTTTTTGTTCAAATATCCAAACATATATGAAAGTCCATATTCGGTTTTAAATCCATATAGAGACCAAACGTTTAACGATGTTATTGTTACCAAGAAAGAGTTTTCTAATCTAAAACTATCAAAAACAGAACCAATTACCAAAAAAGGCACGGGTGTTCAATATCGACACCAAAAGATTATTACTCGTTTTATGAATTCGAAAACGCCATACAACGAATTATTGCTTTTTAACGAGATGGGGACAGGAAAGACTTGCACAGCTGTTTCTGTGATCGAATCTTTTAGAAAAACTTTTTCAGATGATGATATGTGGAAAAACATTGACGGAGCAGTAATATGCGCAAAAGGTTCATCTTTATTAAAGAATTTCATAAACGAGCTTGTGTTTTCATGTACAGACGGGCGATACATTCCAGATAATTATGAGAAGCTTACATCATATGAAAAAACATTTCGAGTAAAGAAAAAAATATCTGATTTTTACGAAACTCACACATTTGAGACGCTGGCCCGAGAGATGTCCAAAATGACAGATTTGAACATCATAAAAAGGTTCAGTAACAAGATATTTGTAGTTGATGAAGTTCATAACCTTAGAGAACACGGAGGTCCAGAAGATACATATGATGATACAATCACTGCCGAAGGCGGAAGCCACGGAGCGATTTTCAGTGGGGCCGGCATCGCTACCGCCTTTGGCGGCGGCACCTTTGGTGCTACAGCTCGTCCTCCCCTGAATGTGTATGCAGAGTTTCATAGATTGTTTCACTTGATTAAAGAATCTAAAATTTTGTTGCTTTCTGGCACGGTAATGAAAGACGACCCTATAGAATTTGCAAGCGTAATGAATCTTATTCTGCCTCTTGATAAACAACTCCCAACTGGAAAAGATTTTTTAAAATATTTTTTTGATTCTCCAGATGGTCCTCAAAAGCTCTCTGTCGCAATTCGAGGCCGAATATCTTATTTGAAAGCTATGATATCCAGCGTTAAAAAGGTGTTTATTGAAAACCAAAATTTTGTGGCTTCGACTGCGGCGGCACCAAACATGTCAACCCAAGGTTTGCAACATTTTAAGATCTACGCACAAAACGCACACCCATTCCAAAACCAAAGCTGTTTAAGAGCCTACAACACTGACCTAACAAATGCAAACATTTTTATCAACAGCAGACAAGCCGCTTTGTTTGTATTTCCTGATGGTTCTTACGGTATGGAAGGTTTTAACACATATGTTATTAGCACAAAAACAAAAAATATAAAAAGTTCTATGAATCGGAAAGAAAAAAGAAAATCATACCAGTTAAAGCGCGAATTGATCACATCCATAAACGGCAACATTGAAAATCTTTACAAATATAGTTGTAAATATGCACATGCCATAAAAACTTTGCTAGAAAACCCGAAATCGAAAAGTTTTGTGTACTGCGAGTTCGTAAACGGGAGCGGTTGCATCTTGTTTTCGAAAATATTACAACTTTTTGGATACAAAGAAGCCACAGGCGAAGAGTATACACCTCACCCTCGTTTTGCTCTAATAACAAATCAGACCTCGTCCCCGGCCAAAATACAGAAACTAGTAGAGCGCTTTAACGAATCTGATAACGTCGACGGAGATTATATATCTGTCATTATAGGCAGCAAAGTCATTAGCGAGGGTTTCACTTTTAAAAATATAAAACAGGAATTTATATTTACCCCGCATTGGAACTATTCAGAAACGTCACAGGTTATTGCAAGAGGCTGGCGAACAGGCTCGCATGACGATTTAATAAGGAGAGGAGATTCAGAAGTCCAAGTCTCTATTTATCAATATGCAACTATCTGTACAGATATAGATGCATCAATAGATTTAACGATGTATAAAATATCAGAGAACAAAGACATATATATGAAAAAAATAGAACGAGTCGTGAAAAAGTCTGCTTTTGATTGCCCTCTTACCATCGAGAGAAACAAGATACTAGGGTATAACGGAATGAGAGAGTGCGACTATATGGATTGTGATTACGTTTGTGACGGGCGCGTAGGAGACGTAGAAGATACGTCGTCGTACGATTTTTTTTACAACAACACGGAAGAGTTGTACGCCGCGCTGTATTTACATTTTCGAACCAATTTCGAAATAGAACTGTATCAGATATTGTCTATGTTTCCTCAAATGACACTTGTAGAAATAATCATGAGTTTAAAAAGTCTAATAGACCGATCAACACAGTTTATAAACAAGTTTGGTCACATAGTGTATTTAAAAATACAAAAAAATAAAGTGTTTATTGTAAACGACCCCAAAATACCAAACAACGATATTTTTGTTAACTACTACAACAAAAATTTGTTGATCAAGAACGGCGATTCTTTTTCTTATGAGCTTTCACAAATAATGATTGATAGGTTGCCGTTGATAATAGAACAAATATTTGCCCCAACTTTATACAGACGAGAGATAATAGCGGAGTTGCCTCAGCAAATCCAAATTATATTGTTACAGGGGTGTATAGAAGCAAAAATTAAAGACACAGGATACAAAGTAGATATTCGTGAGCAGATTCTCGAAGCGTTTAAAGGATTTTTTAATTTTATCAACGACAAATGGGTCGTGTGGTTATACAAAGACACGTACAACATATCAGTGTACAATCCCGATAAATATGATGTATTGTTTAAAAAAACAGGGTTGTGGGAAATAGATACAAATGTGAACATTGATGAGTATTTGATGCAAAAACAAAAAAAGCTTTTCGAAACTCCTGTTGGCGTTTATGGTTTGTGGAATCCTCATTTGAAAGAATTCTGTTTACGAGAATTAATTACTCAAAAATCAACAGATTTGAGAAAACTCAACGTAGGAAGAAGATGTAATGACTGGAATTTGACATCGTTGACAAATCTGGCTGCAAGGCGTATGAAAATTGAGCCTCCGAGCGATTTTTATGAATTTACTACATTAGAAGACTTGATAGAGATTTCAAGAAACATGCCAAAGAGGATATTTGTAAATACCGATTTTGAAGATCGAGATGTTCTAAGAAGAGTTATTTATTGGTCACAGATTCCGAGAAACACAATTTGCACCAATATAAAAATATGGTTAGAAGATAGAGGTTTGATAGAAGAGAATTTTGATTGTGGAACTCAAAAAAAACAAAGAAAAAAATATTTAACGTAACAGAACGCGTTGTAGAAAAATATCTTATATGTTAAAAAATCGTACAATGTCAGATTCTGGTATTACTTATTTGCTATATGCTGTGCTTGTAGTTGTCTTGGCTCTTGTTGGTAGATACATTGGTAAAATGTACAACTACCCGGGAACAGGCACCGTAATTGGAGGATTAGTTGGAATTGGTTTGGTATACTGGCATGCGAACAGCTCGTCAGATAATATGTCAATGATGACATAAACATCCACGAAGGGGCTAGCTTTATAGCGCCGAAGGGGCTAGCCGCTGTACGGCTATAAGAGCGGTCAGTTTTATGAAATCTCTAATAATAATGTTTAAAAGAAAATTTTTGTTTTTACAAATATGGATTTGGAAAAACAAAAATTAAACCGTCACGACAGCGCAGCCGGCGCCTTCGGCGCAAGCCCCGTAGCGACACCCGCGGCTAGCCCCATAGGGGCCGGCCACGAAGTGGCTACCGAAGGCGCCTTCGGTGAAACAGAAACGATGTCTCTGGGTGACTGTTTTGACGGCTTTTTTTGGAAAATAATCAACGATTTTTGCTGGTCGTACAAAGATATCTTGTCTTGGGAAGATTTTTATAACCATATAAACGTAAAAATTGTAAATTTTCCTTATTCGCAAAACGTGATGAACATGTTATATAATTTTATAACAGCAAAAACAGACCTATTATACTCTAAATTGTTTCCCGATTTTATTAAAAGTCAAACTTGTGCCGGCCACTTCGGCGCCTTTGACATAGATTTTGTCCTTATCAGGTCTATTTTAGAAGAAATAACAAGTTTGGGAAAAAATCATTACGAAGCGGCCACTGCTGATCTGGTATATAACATGTATATATACGATAAATATACAATTCCAGGAGGGTTGTGTAAAGTTTTCACAACTTTTAATAACACTAAAATCTTAAGGTGTGAACATATACCAAACATGGCTGATTTTTCTTTAGATGTGGCTTTCGGCGCCGAAGACGCCGTCTCCGAAGTGGCTACCGCCAAAAGCGGCGGCCCCGAAGGGGCTCCCGTTGGTTGTGTGGCTTCTGATTCCGACCCCGAGTAAATTCAAAATTTATAAATTTTGAATTTGTTTATACTTTTTTTTCGTTTTTAAACTCAAACTTATCAAAACAGTCCTGGTCGCAAAAATCTTTGACCTCGCCAGAGTATATGGATTTGTAAGAAAGATTGTAGACGTGTTTGTTACAGAAACTGCATGTAGTTATTGGTATAACGGTTATCAAGGTTTTAAGTTTTTGAATTAACCCCGGAGCAAATTTCTCTCCTGGTATCAGCTGGTTGTTGTGTTTTTGTGCAATTTGGGGTTTAATACGAAGATAGACTCGTCCCTCTTCTGGTAGTATAGTTGTTAACTGTAGCCGAGTAAAGAACGACGTTTCAATTTCTTTTCTTATCTGTGCGATAAGCTTTCCTACTGAAACCACAAGCTCTTTTTTATTTACGGCAGACAAAAAGTACACCTCTGGTAGCAATAAATCTTTTTGCATATTCAATAAATTTTCAGGAGCATACAGCTTTTTTTTAGTGTTTTCTATATAACTCTGTTCGCCGTTGATAAGTTTACGATAGTACACCAAGACAAAACTCAGTTTTTTTGCAATCTCCTTTACGCTGTCACAGGGTTTGAAAGAATCGACTACTTTCGCGGCAAAAGAGTTTAGTTCTTTTACGCTGTAAATGCTATTTAATAAAATATCCTGGTTGATCATATCTATTGCAACTTTATAACCGGCTTTGATTCTGGATTCACTTTCTTTTGTCTGAAAAAGCAGTTTTAGCCGTTCAAACATCGTGAACGTCTCTGTTATAATGGACGCGTCTTGCATAATATAACCAATTAAATCCGGAACAAAAGTCCTAGAGTTTGTATATAGTTGTTTGTAAAAAAGTTTGTTGACTTTGTACCATGTTTTATTATTATACTTGACTTCTATAGAAGTAGCAAAAACGTTGGATACATTTGAAACAACAAAACCTTTGATACCATAATCGTGTAACCATGTCGTATCAAAGATTTTGTTTTCTGGGAAACGTACAGGCTGTCTTTCCAGAAGCGAGGTTTCTTCTTCTCCTCCGACAACCGTTTGGAAAACCGTTTGTTCCTCTATTCTGATTTTTTTCACAGTTTTGACGCGAGGAGGAGGAAAAATATAGGTTGATTGTTTCTTGTTTGTACAAGTATAAAAATCTGAAAAGATTTGTGTAAACACGGGATTGTTCAACTCTTTATTGGTGATTCCCGCTGTTTTAGCAACCCGGCGTTGTAAAAACTGAAGAGTTTCGCTCTTTAGCTTTTTCATTTCAGGGGTGTCCAAATAAAAGTTATATAGTTCGGGGGCTAACAAACCCCGGTTATCGTCTGCATATTCTTTTAAAAAATGAAGTGCTGCATACCACGGAATAAACATTCGTAGACTGTAAAACATCCTTATATTTTCAACATCTATTTCGGCCAAAATTGCGCTGGTTTGTATATCTTGTTCTTTTTCATCTCGCGATGTACTGTTCCATAAGACATCTTCCACCTTTTTACCAAAATTTTCTAAATCTATAGTATCAAGATCTATTTTTAGGTCAGATCGATCGTTTTTTCTTACGGCTTTTTGTCTTCTCCATTTTGTTTTTTTTACAAAATCGTCAATCACATATGTTAACACATTTTTGTCTACTACATTAAACACCGTCCATGGGTTGGAAAGATCAACAACTTGTTGTAAAGTTGTTTCAGTTGTTTCAGTTGTTGATTTTTTGACATTTTTTTTAGATTTTTTCTTGTCTTTCTTTTTTAAAAAGTTTAAAGCATCCATTTTCATAACTGATGATTATATGTTAAAATAGTTTTCATAACTGATCCTTTTTGCAAAACACAAGTGTGTGTTTTGAAATATCATTTCAAAACAGTAAAAAAAATCCTTGTATATTAAAAATGGCTTGTACTGGTTCTAATAGTGCATCTGGATTTATCGATCTTGCTACTTTTGATGAAATTGAAAAATATCAATACGGTAGCACCCAAGCTTTTGCGTACTTTGTACGCGAAACGCGAAAATCAACATGGTTTACACAAGTCCCCGTTTTGCTTTCCCGTGCTTCGGGCAACGGAGGGTTTGGACAAGACTGGAGCGTGACGGTTTCCCGTCAAGGCGACTATTTACTGCATACCTGGTTACGTTTGCAAACACCAGAGATTAATCTTCTACAGAGCAACAAATATGGTGCTAACGGAAGGATTAGGTGGACTAGAAATTTTATGCATAATCTTATTAAAGAATGTAACATTTCTTTCAACGATCTTGTTGCGGAAAGATTTGACAACTATTTTCTTGATTTTTGGGCCGCGTTTACTGTTCGCGCTTCTCAAAGAACTGGTTATGACAATATGGTAGGAAATATTGAAAGTCTTACGTCTGAACATGCTGTTGGAGATCCAATTCCGTCCAAAATTCTCAATCTTCCTCTTCCGTTTTTCTTTACCAGGGACAGTGGTCTTGCTCTTCCTACTGCGGCTTTACCGTATAATGAAATTCGTATTTCTTTCTGTTTCCGAAACTGGTCTGAGCTTCTTATTCTTGACAATTCTGTTCCAGTCCTTGGAACCAACCCGATTAGTGTGCCCGCGGTTGGACAGGATATTACAGCGGCTCCCGAACTTACTAACATCCAGGTTTGGGCCAACTATGGTCTCGTGTCGAACGACGAACGTAAGAGAATGGCATGCGCTCCAAGAGATATGCTTATCGAACAAGTGCAAACTGCTCCTAGGCAAGTCTTTGCTCCTGCAACAAATCCAACCCCGAGCTATGACATCCGCTTCTCTCACTCTATTAAGGCCCTTTTCTTCGGTGTGCGCAATACAACTAGTCCTAATGTTTGGTCTAACTACACGTCTGCCGCAGAAGTTCCCGGACCTCAAGTTCCAAACGTCAATCCCAGCGGCGCTTTCGATCCTATCTCAAAAACAACTCTTACTTACGAAAACACAACTCGTCTTGCAAGCATGGGTTCCGATTTCTTCTCTCTTGTTGATCCCTTTTATAAGTCTCCAGCTATTCCTTCTGTTACTGGATACCATATGTATTCTTACTCTCTGTCGTATTACGACATCGACCCTCTCGGATCTACTAACTATGGTAAGTTGAACAACGTCAGTATCAGCCCCGAAGCAAGTGCCGAAGCCAAGGTAGGCGCTGCTGGAAGCGGTATTCTAGGAAGTGGTCAGGATTATCCACAGACCTACGAATTTATCATTCTAGGTTTGAATAACAATATTATTCGAGTCAGCGGAGGTGCGCTGGGTTTTCCTGTGTTGTGATCCCAAAAGGGTTTGGGGTGGGGTTTTTTGGGGGGTTTATTACTATTTTATTTACCGGTTTTTTTCAATACTATATTTCAGTATTGAAAAATTTAACCTACAAACGTTTTCCAAATTCAAAATCATTTCCTTTAAGAATTTTTACACTTCCTTTGTCTACTTCTATAACAAATTTCAGATCTTTACGGTCATAAATCCTAAGTTCAAATACATAATGCTCTGAAACACACATTGCTTTATATTTATTTTTTTCAACATCTTGATTATAAGTATAGACAGATTTTACTTCTATAATTTTGTTATTTTCTGGAATGTATATATCTGGGTAATATAAATGTTTTTTGCCGTCAATATAGTATTCAAAAACTGGAATTTCTTCACATTCACCAGCGTACATAACATCGATATTTTCCTCTTTTAATATGTCATCGATAGCTCTGTCTTCGTATCCTAATAACATAAACGTCTGATTTTTAAAAATATAAGGTTTTCTATTAAACAAAGAAGCCGCTGCTTTTCGAAATAACATTGGACATTGCATAGCGTGTTCAGCTCCATATTTTTCCATCATTAGCCTCTTGCATTCTTCAGATTGAACAAAATATTCAGCTCCATATTTTTCCATCATCAGCCTCTTGCATTCTTCAGATTGAACAAAATATTCAGCTCCA